CACGACCCCCATTGGGAAGATTTTCCCTGAAAATGGCTCGGCTAGGCACTATCAGGAATGAAACAAATTGAAATGGCTCAATTGGGAGAGATTGCCCGAGTCAGGGACGAATCGACTTACCGAGGTGTGGCAGAACCGCGAATTCACACAAAACTTAACAATTTACCCTCACTAGGCGAGCAAATGATTAAATTTTGTGAAGAAATCGGCTTTGAGCTTATGCCTTGGCAGCAATGGCTGGCTCATCACAGCTTAAAACAAAAACCCGATGGCCGATGGGCTCATCCAGTAGTCACCTTGCTCTGCGCTCGGCAACAGGGTAAATCGACCTTTATGGCGCTTCAAATCTTATTCAGAATCTATGTATTAAAGGAAAAGCTTCAAGTTCATACAGCTCATAAACTAACTACTTCAGCAGAACTATTCTATAAAATCTATGGAATTATTGAACAGAATCCAAGGCTAGCTGCTGAATTTACTAAGAAACTGGAAAGTAAAGGATTTCAGGAGCTTCAATTTACTGAAGGTAGGCGATATATCGTCAGGGCCAATAACTCGGCTGGTAGAGGCATCGCAGCCCCTGAAACGATACACCTAGACGAAGCTAGAGAGTATAAAGATGAAGATGTTTGGTCTGCCTTGCGTTATACGCAAATGGCTTCAGCCAATCCTCAAATATGGGTTTATTCAAATGCTGGAGATCAACACAGCATCGTTCTAAATAAACTTAGAGAAAGAGCAATGGCTGCAATCTTCGGTAGCAATGATGATATTGGTTGGTTCGAATGGTCAGCGCCTCAAGGAATTAAATTTGATAACTCACCAGACTTTTGGCTAGGTGTCTGTCAAGCTAATCCGTCATTAGGTATAACTGTTCATCCAGATAATATCCGAGCAGTCTTATCAGACCCCGAGGATATTGTGCGCACAGAAGTCTTATGTCAATGGGTCGATACGATTAACCCAGTTATCAATCCGTCTCAGTGGGAGAGTTGCAAAGTTGAGGGACTTCGACTCAACCCTGAATCTGATACTTGGTTAGCTATTGATCTAAGCCCTAGTAGAAAAGAAGCGGCGCTAGTCGCTAGCCAAAGACTTGAGGGCGATAAGTTCCAAGTCATACTTCTTCAGACTTGGCATAACCCTGCCAATCTAGACGATAAAGCAATGGCTAATGATGTAGCAGAATGGGTGCGAAAGTATCCAGTTCAGTTGGTCGCGTATTCAGCCAAAACCGCGTCAGCGGTTGCAGCTAGGTTAGCCCCTGCAGGAATAAGAGTCGAGCCAATAGACGGCCTTGATTATGCCCAAAGCTGCGATGAATTATTGGGAGCAATTTCATCTCAGCGGTTAGCTCACTCGGGACAGGAAGAGCTGACCAAGCAATGCCTATCCGCCGTCAAGTTACCCTTTGGAGACGGCGGTTGGGTAATGGGTCGCAAGGTAAGCAATACAACTATTTGCGGAGCAATTGCTTCAGCTTTAGCGACACACTATGCAACGATGGCTGAAAGCGGAGTAGATATTCAAATAGTGTAAGTAGGCTCGCTTACAATGTAAGCAATGGGTGCTATAAGAGATTTCCTATTTCCACAGGTTCAGACGGCTAAACCTACTAAGGTTTCAGATGTTGCAGCCGCGCTAACTCCCGTCCAGATTAGCGATTCAGTTTATAATATTCTTGGTGGTGCGACTAATACCACTCGCCAATTAGCAATGAGCGTTCCATCTGTTGCTAGAGCTCGCAATATTATCTGCGGAACTATTGGCTCATTACCTCTTACCACTTTTAATCGCATAACTGGACAGTATGTAGATCCGCATCGCGTTATTAATCAGCCAGACCCAAGAGTTGCAGGATTCGTAATTTATAACTGGCTCGCGGAAGATATCTGGCTATATGGTGCTGGTTATGGTCAAGTTTTAGAAATGTATTCATCAACAGATGGCGGCCGAGTAAGAGCCTGGACTCGCGTAAGCCCAGACCGCGTTACAGTTGATACAGATTTCCTAAATACTGAAATTACTGGATATAAAGTTGATGGCAAGTCAGTTCCACTTCAAGGCGTAGGTTCATTAATAAGATTTGATGGCCCAGATGAAGGATTACTTCACAGAGCAGGAAAAACGATTGCAGCAGCAGTTTATCTTGAGAACGCAGCTGTAAATTATGCTAAAGAACCTGCTCCAACTATGGTTCTTAAATCAAATGGAACTAATTTAACTGCCGAAAGAATTTCAGCTTTATTAAGTGCTTGGAAAAATGCTAGACAAACTCGCTCAACTGCATTTCTAAATGCTGATGTTGATTTGAAAGAATTTGGCTTTGATCCTAAATCAATGCAACTTGCCGAGGCGCGTCAATATGTAGCACTAGAATTAGCTCGGGCCTGTGGAATACCTGCCTACTTCTTGAGCGCCGAAACGACTTCAATGACTTACTCAAACGCGGTGTCCGAGCGGCGCTCATTAGTAGATTTCTCACTTCGCCCAATCCTTAAGGCAATTGAGGAACGCCTATCATTACCGGACTTTGTTCCCAATCCAGTAATGACGCGCTTTGCACTTGACGATTTCTTACGCGGTAACGCATTAGAAAGAGCGCAAGTTTATGAAATCTTAAACCGCATTGGCGCGATGAGCGTTGAGCAGATTCAGCGAGAAGAGGATTTAATACCAAATGAAGGTTAATATGCCAATGGCAGTTACCGCTGCCGACACAATTAAGAGAACAATTACTGGGACTATCGTTACTTGGAATGAGCAAGGTAACACCTCAGTAGGCCCAACAGTATTTGCAGCAGATAGCATTGAAATTAAGCCAGTTAAGTTGCTACTTGAGCACGACAGGACTCGGCCAATTGGCAAAATGGTTTCTCACAATGTAACTGCTAATGGAATTGAAGCTACTTTTAAGATTGCCAATACTATGGCTGGAGAAGATGCTCTAGTTGAAGCAACCGAAGGGCTACGCGATGGATTTAGCGTAGGCGCGCAAATAAATGAATGGACCAACAATAAGGGCGTAATGCAGATTACTTCAGCAACCCTAGATGAAGTTTCTCTGGTTACTGATCCTGCAATTGATTCTGCTCGAGTAAGCGAAGTAGCAGCATCCGAGAATGAAGCACCAAAAGAAGATTCTGATTTGGCAACCGCTGATTCAGACAAACCAACCGAAGGAGACCAAGTGTCTGACACTACCGCTCCTGCTCCTGCCGTTGAAGAAGCGGTAGAAGCAGCCAAAGTAGAAGCTACAGCTCCAAAGCCAAGTTTCTACACAACTCCAAGACTTGAATTTACCAAGTCTAAATACCTAGAAATGAGCGTTCGCGCTGCTCTAGGAAATGATGATGCTCGCGCTTATGTTCGCGCAGCAGATGACACAACCAGCAACAACGCTGGTCTAATCCCAACTCGTCAATTGACAGAAGTTATTAATCCTTTATCAACAGCTGATCGTCCAGCGATTGATGCAATATCGCGAGGTGTCCTGCCAGACGCAGGAATGTCTTTTGAAATTCCTAAATTGACAGCTGCTCCAACAGTTGCCGAGGAAGCCGAAGCTGCTGCAATTGATGAAACAGGAATGACAACTGCGTTCGTTACAGTTGATGTTAAAAAATATGCTGGAGGACAAACCTTTTCTGTGGAACTCCTCGACCGGTCAAGTCCCGTCTTTTTTGACCTTTTGGTTGAGCAAATGGAGAACGCGTTTGCTTATGCTACAAATAACGCAGTTCTTAATGGCTTAATTGCTGGTGGAACTGATGGCGGCAATCGCACAATGTCAAATGTAAATTTCCAAGATTTCGTTTCAGATGCTGCAGTTTCAATCTATAACGGAACAAAGAGATTTGCTAGAAATATCATTGCTTCTACTGGACAATGGGGCGCAATTATGAATCTAGTTGATGGTCAGAGCCTTCCGCTTTACACCAACTTAATCAATCCACAGAATCGCGGAGGAGGAGTTTCACCTTCATCTCTACGCGGTAATGTTCTCGGTCTTGATTTTTATGTAGATCGCGGCCTTGGTTCTGGTGTTGGCGATGACACTCTGATTGTCGTTGAGCCATCTGCTTATCAATGGTTTGAAAGCAGCCGATTCCGTCTCCAAACCAATGTAGCTCTCAATGGACAAATTGAAGTGGCTTACTATGGTTATGGCGCACTTGCAACAAAGGTAGGCGCTGGCGCTTATCTATGGAAAGTTGCGTAGTTAATTAAAAAAAGTGAGGGCCAGTCCGCTCCCGAGCTGGCCCCTCACCTAACTGCTTGAAAGGATGACGAAATGCCAACGATAGTTACAGCCACAGAGCTGAGGACAATTCTTGGCGTTTCGTCATCCCTATATTCAGACGCCTATTTAGGCGACATAGTAGATGCTTCGGAAAATCTAGTTCTCCCAATGCTAGTTACTTTCCAAAGCAAAATTAACAAAGTAAAACTGACCAATAATATTGCTTATTTTGAAACTGCAACAATTCAAGAATTCACAGAAGGCCAATCCGTAATTATTACTGGCTGCGGAGCTCCTTTCAATGGCACTCACACAGTAACCGATGACGAGATTTCAGATTATGTATTTACAGTCGCAATCACCAATGCAGACATATTGGAAAAAAATATCATCCCAGCAGGAAACGCTGCGCTATCTGGATTATCGACCTATGTCGGAAACCCCAATGCTGAAGCTGCTATTCTGGCTATCTCCGTTGAAATCTTTCAATCCAGAACCGCCGCTGGTGGATCAATCGAAGGCGTAGATTTCGCAGTTACCCCTTACCGCCTATCTAAGAATTTACTTGCCAAGGTAACTGGCCTTCTAGGGCCTTATCTTGATGTTGAGACAATGGTGGGCTAATGCCAGCCAGCACAATTGCCACAGATGTTAGAGGAGCGCTTAAAACCGCTTTAGCAGGATGCACCGCTAATATTTATGATTCAGTTCCAGAAGCACCAATAGTTCCAGCAATTATCGTCATTCCAGACTCTCCCTATATGGAGCTTGAAGTTTTGGGCAAAGCTACAACAAGAGTTAAATTAAATTACACCATTACCGCTTGCGTTGCGTATTTCAGCAACGCTGCTGCTCTTGATAATTTAGAGCAATTAATTATTAGTATTCTTGGAGCACTAAATGCTTCCAAGTATGAGTTATCAATAGTCGAAAGACCTTCGGTAACTGAAGTAGGAACTACTACCCTGTTAGTTTCAGATATACGCTTGAGCGTCCGCTACGAGCAAACCGCATAGGAGACCCAAATGCCAACAACAGTAATAACTGGGCGCGATGTGACCTTTACATTAGATACATTCGCATACGATGCTCAAGCAACAAGCGCAGTCCTAAGCTGCGAAACAATTATCGAGACTTATCAAACCCTTGATGGTCGCGCCTATAAGTCCGTAGATAAGCAATGGACTTTCACAATTGAGTTACTTCAGGATTGGGGAGCTTCAGGCTCTCTATTTGAAGCAATGTGGGCAGATGCAGAAGCTGCACCTAACACAGCACTCAATGTTTCATTTACTGCAATAACTGGAGCAGTCTTTGCTTTTACAGTATTGCCAATCTTCCCAACAGCAGGAGGCGCAGCACCAGGAGCGCTAACTGACACCTGGACAATGACAGTAATCGGAACACCAACTGAGACCTTCAGCTAAGAGATCGGAGCATCGGGAGCTATGAAATCACAAATAAAAATTGAATATAACTCGGGCGAAGAAGCAACTTACATTGCCCAACCGCCCGAGTATGCCAAATGGGAGAAAGCAACTGGCAAGACGATTGGCGAATTAGGCGGTGTCTGGGACATTATGTTTCTGGCATATAACGCAATGAAACGCGAAGCGGCTGGCAAGC